GTGATTAACTGGGCGCCTTTTGGTCTAATATCCCTAAAATCAAATAAAGGAAGGGGTGCACCTGTAAAATATGCTTTACAAAGCATTCTAACAGCATCAGCCCACCCCTCAATACTATCACCAATCAAATATCTTTTTGATTTAATAGGAATTTTAATTTCAGGTAATTGCTCAATATGATGTTTTTGTACTGAGTAACCTACTCCACATCCACTTAAAAGCAAAAACATTATTTCGCTAAAGGAACGCCAGTCATCAATAGGCAAAAAAGAGCAATTAAATATACGAGCATTATTAAGTTCAATGGGTTTTCCAGCAAACTGTAAGCTACGCATTGACGGCAACACTTTTTTGTCATATACCAATTTATAAGCTTCTTCAATTTCATCTTTTAATTGTGGAAATTTTGCTTGATGCATTTCCTTATTTCTTGTTACTAATTCTTCCCATGTTTCTCTTCTATTAAATTCTGGTTTAAATTTGCTATATTTCATATAGCAGGTAATATCTGATAAAATTGCCTGTGTTGTATCCATTCTTTTATTTTGTTTTATTAGTTATCCAAGTTATTTTTCTTCCTTTTAATGCTTCAGATATTTTTTTACTTCGTTCAGTATTATTTTTTATCTTATCAGCTACAGTTTGTTTTATTTTATTTGTTCTTTTATATTTACCTACTTTTCCTTTATTTGCCTCACTAATTTTATTTTTAGTTTCCTCAGATCGTGTTATATTTTTATCTTTAATACTTTTGCTTATTCGTTGTTTGTGTTCTTCGCTTAGTTTTTTACCTCTATTACACGATTTAACATCTATTGTTTCGTTAAATAAGTTTTTATTATTATTAATATAATACTGTTCTCTTAACTCTAATTCTTCTGGTTTACATTCTTCTAATAAATTAAATTCTAAATTATCTATGCCATACTTGTTTACAAATCTAGTAAGCTGATTGTTGTGATGTCTATTACTTGTTAATGCACTTCTATGTTCTTTATATCGTTTATATAAATCATAAGCACTACCTACATAATGTTTTTTATTAATTTTATTTGTTATTTTATATATTCCACTTTGAATATGACCGCTAACGTAGTATTTCATAAATAATTGTTTCCAATAAATATATGGAATTTTTACTTCGTGTGCGCTGTAATTAAAGTAAATTCTGTATAGCGCTTGTATATACAGATTTAGGTTTAGCCCCAACAATGGTATTAGTTACTACTCCATCTTTTTCAATTATAACAAGAGGAACTCCTGTTACTGAGTAAGCTTGTACAAGCTCAGGATGTGTATCTACATCAATATCTATATAATTAACTCCGGATATTTCCTTTTTTACTTGTTCGAAAATAGGAGATAACATCTTGCACGGTCCGCACCACGCAGCCGAGAATTTAAGAACCTTTACCATAATACTTTTGATTTGTGAGCATAAATATAATATATACTACGATTCCATTTTAAGTTTCAAAAAATTACTTAAATGCTTTTTTTCATCTGTGCTTACCATTCCACCAGCAAAAGGAGTTGGAGGTTTAGATGACGGATTATCCATTCCATCTTCATCCATTGGCTCTTCGTCCATTTCTATATGACCTGTAGCTGTATCTATTTTAGCAAAGTATGTCAATCCATCCATCCCATAACGATTTTTCATAATATGGAAACGACCAGTACCATTTACTTTATCTTGACGTTTTCTTGATAATGATATTGCAAAGTCAGTAATCATAATTTTGTCATATGAACCGGCTGCTTTATCACCTTCAATAACATCATCTTTGGCACCTGCACGATTAACTTGAGATACTGACCAAACGGGTAAATTTAACTCACGGGCTAAACCCTTTGTAGCTAAGTATATATCATCAATCTCTTCTTTTTTTTCTTTACTATTACGTTTAGCACGAAGTAAATCTACATAGTCAATAATTACCAAATCTGGTTTATTATCAAGGTCAGTTAATTTTTGAATATGTGATTGGATTGTTGTTATAGTTGCTTTACCTGGTGGGTATTCTTTAATTGTAAGGGTACCTGGTAATTCATTTACTGCTTTTTCAACGTCTGCTCTAAAGCTTCCAATTACATTAACTGCTTTATTGGCGAAATAAGCATCATATCGTTTACCAACATATCCTTCACTTAACTCAAGTGTGTAGTGAACTACATTGTAACCTAATTTTACTGCCCAAGCTCCTAAAGCAACCAATGTCCATGACTTACCACCTCCAGGATTACCAAATATCAAACCAAAATCACCACCCCCTAAACCACCACAAAGCAATTCATCAATTAGGGGCCATGGAGTAGGAACTACACTACGTACTTCATCTCTGTAACGAGATTCAATATCCTTATTATATTCGTGGCCTATGTTTTTATCTTGTCCTGCTTTTAAAGCATTATCAACAATAGTTCTAATATCATCATACATTCCCGATTGTAATAAATCCACGGATTGTAACAACGCATTTTTCAGTTGTTGGTTTTTACAGAAGCTACTGAATTCTTCTTCCACATATTCATTATCATCATTTGCTGTTTTAAATACTTCTTTTAATTGCTCAATAACTGATGTTTTGAGAATATCATTTTCTATTTTCTTTACTTCTACTTGAAGTGTTTCTAAAGTTGGAGTAGTATGGTACTTATCAAAATAAGCCATTGTTGTTTTTACTATCCACTGATGTGCTTGATTATCAAAGTAGTCTGGTGTAATAGTATCCCTAATTGTAAGGATAAACTTCTTATTTTTGAGTAATGAATTCAACACCTTGATTTGAAAACCAAGTCCGTACTGCGATAACTTATTAAATGCAACCATCTTTTTTTATTTATATGATGTAAGATACGAAAAAGTATTTGACAACCAAAATTCTACATTGGAAATTGAATTGCCTAAGAAATCTTCGTTATACATTCTTAAGAAATTAGTTCTATCAAATTTATAAGGTGAACCACTAATTAGTTCTTCTAATTCAGCGACTGCCTCTTCCCCTAATACTGGATTAGATAAATCCATTAATTGTCTGTTGATATCAAGTTGACGTCTAAAATTGAGTATATTGCCATACAAAGCATGTTTATCAATATTTTGTTCAGCTTGTTCCATCATGTAATCAAACGAATATTTTTGTTCGTTTACAAATTCAGGAAATAACTTTAACAATTTCTTTTCGCCAATTCCTTTTACACCTGGTAAGTTATCAGAATCGTCTCCAGTTAATATCTTATAATTTAAGAAATTAGCAGGTGATACTTTGTATTCTTCAGATACTAAAGCAGGAGTATAAAATTTCTTTTTAATTGGGGAATAAACTGATACTTTAGGGCTTACTAATTGTAAGAAGTCCTTATCAGCAGACATAATTACTACTTCATTGGGTAAATGAGTAGATAAGTATCCGATTACATCATCGGCCTCTACTTTATCAATAGCAACTAAGTTAACAGGTAATTGTTGTAAATAATCAATTAACCTAACAACTTGGTTTTGTATTGATTCTGATTCATCTTCTTTATTATCAAATGTTTCCCAATGGGTAACCTTGATAAGTTTTCTATTTGCTTTGTATTCAGGATACAAGTACTTCTTATTCGTTGTACTTCCTGCCCCCTCAAAACATAAAATAACCCTTGTGGGTTTAATATGATTAATAGCAAAACCTATTGATTTTAAAAAACCAGTAAGTCCTCCAATATGATGCCCTTGATAGTTCAAGTGCTGTATCATAGTAAAACACCTTAAAAAGGTGTTCATGGAATCTATTAAGAGCACCTTGCTGTTTAAGTGCAAGGGCTCTTGTTTAGATTCTTTTATGTTGTCAAGTAGGGATTTAAAAAATGCTTTATTGCTCATTTGTGTTTAGTTCAGGTTCGTTGTCAAAAATGTCTCTGATATCTTCTCCCATTTCGGTTTCTTCTACGATATCAAAGTCTTTAGTTCCAAGAACTTGAAGCCATTCAGCCGAGTGAGCTTTTTTGTATTCATCAACTGCCTTTTTATCGTCGTCAATGAATCCATGAACTGTCATAATAACAGATCCTCTACTGGTAACACCAGTAATGTGGTTTTTATCACAACTAATTTTTGTTCGTTTAGCAAATTCAACATCTTTACCATTTTTAGTTGCTTTAATTTTATTAGTACCACTATTAGTAACGTTACCAAAAGTAATAACTAAGGAAGAATCAAAGAACATAGTGTCACCACCCTTATTTTTCATTTTAGGTTGTTCCATTGGTGTTGATGGTTTTGCTACCCATATTTTGTTAACAGCAACTAACGTATTAGTATAAGGCATATTTTCCTTTCTTGATAATATAACCTGCTGATTAATAAAATTACCAAATTGTTGAGACATAGCACCAGCATTCCATTCGTTATTGTTTTTATTAGATTCAACTGATAAACGACAAGGAATACTACCTACTGAGTCCCAGAAGAAACATAGGTTATAAGGCAAATTACCCGTTTTTTGTTCATGTAACAAATCAGCAATAAACGCAGCTACATCTTCAATAGTATTTAAAGCTCCTCTATCCGTATAGATAAAGAATCCTTTATAATCTACTACCTCACCTGTAGATTCATCCACAACTTCCTGTACTTCAAATCCCATTTGTTTAGCGTGTTCCCAAGACCATTTCATCTCAGTCACAATGAAAACAGGCAATACACCCATTTTTTGTGCTACAACAGCTGCTTCTAACATTGCTGTTGTTTTACCTGTATCCGAGTGACCACGTAACAAAGTTATGTGGCCCATCGGAATCCCAGGAATAGACAATGTATCTTGAAAAGCATTGGATAATGGTATCCATGTTTGAGGTTTAAACTTAACGGGTTGAGCTAAGTACTTACTCTGTTTGAATTTTTCCAAATCAAACGTACCCTTAAGTTTGCTCGATATTGCAGAGCTAATACCTTCTTCTTTTTTAGATTTTGCCATATATATTATTCTTCGTCTTTAAATAAATCGTCGAATTCTTCTTC